CCCCTTGCTTCACCTGTATTTACGGGTGCGCCAACGGCTCCGACGGTACCGCGCTTTGATACGAGCCTTAAATTGATGAACGGGGCGGCAGTTGCTACCCGTGGACATCAGTTTTCCACGTTTACTGCGTTCTCAGGGGCGCTTGCCGGGATTGTCGGACATGTCGGTGGCGTCGTGCACTGCTCCGGAGCTACTGCCAATTCCTATAGCTTGCCTGACTCAACGGCCAACAGCATTCCGCCCGGAGCGACCGTCCGAGTGCAAAACTGGGGAGTGAATGTACTCGGGCTCGCCATCCAGGGCGCAGACAAAATGCAGGAGAATATCGACGGGGCATGGACTACCACGACTCGCTCGATTCCGCCCGATACTTATGTTGATTGCTTGTATATCGGCACGGGTCTTTGGTTGCTGACAGGGCCGGGGGTAGTGGGGAAAACACGTCCTTTTGGAGCATTGTTAGCACTTGCGGGTTATCAACGGTTACCTTCCGGCTTGATCATGCAATGGTTCACAGCGAATTTTGTGGGACCGTATAAGGCCGTAGCTTTTAATTTGCCAATTGCTTTCCCGAGTCAGTTTTTGGGGTGCAACGTCAGCATGACTGAGAGCGCCATTTATGACAGCACTGGTCAGCCCTTTGTGGCGGGCATGCCCAATGGCCTTGGTCAGGTACTTTTGCAGTCCAATTACACTGCCAGTGCATCGGCGGTACGCGTCCTTGCTTTTGGAGTTTGAGGAGAACCACTTTGATTTATTCCAGCAAGACTACGGGCCAATTTCACGAATTCGGCTACGGCCAGATACCAGCAGACGCGATTGAAATATCCGCCGAACTGCATCAATACCTAGTGGGAGGGCAGACGACTCAACATATGATCAACTTTAATACGGAGCCGCCCTCTCTGATGGACCGACCACCGATGTCGGTCGAGCATTTGGCTGAAGTTGAGCGACTTTGGCGTGACGCCCAGCTGATGGCAACTGATGGCCCCGTGACCCGTCACCGTGACGAGTTGGAAGAAGCCATTGCGACCACGCTCACGGCCGAGCAATACCGCGAATTGCAAACGTATCGCCGAAAACTGCGTGATTGGCCGCAAGAGGGAAGTTTTCCCGAGGTGGCCCACCGTCCGATAGCACCCTCTTGGCTAGTTGAACAAGCCCAATGACGCCCCGCAACCCCGGGGCGTTTTCTTTTTCTACCCAAAAAATCCGCAACACCCAACAGCCCCTTCCCAAGGGGCTTTTTCGTTCATGGAGAACCCCAAATGGCAGAACGCCAAACCTACACCGTGCTCGTTCCATTCCCCACCGGGGGTGGTCATTGGTCGAGCGTCGGCCAGCAACTGCAATTGCTCGACGTGGAGGCCCGTGCGTTGCGTAGCGCCGGTCGCCTCGAGTTGAAAAAAATCGAGGCGACCGATCCGGCCTCTCCATCCATCGCGGCCAAGAAAGCCGCTGCCAAGAAGGCTGAATAATCATGGCTGAGGTTTTGAATTTCGAGCACAACGGCATCACCGTCAATGCCACTGAATCCCCCGAGGCCATGGGTGGCCTGGGAGACAACGTCATCGGTCTGATCGGCACCGCGCCGAACGCCGACCCGCTGATTCCACGCAATGCGCCATTTCGTATCAACAGCTTCACCACCCAGGCGCTTCTCGATCCAACCGGCGACGAAGAGGGCACCCTGTATCACGCGGTGTTCCAGATCCTGAAGGTGGTCAAGGTGCCGGTGTACGTGGTGATCGTCGAAGAGGGCGATACCCCGGCGGACACGCTGAACAACGTTATCGGCGGCATTGACCCGTTGACCGGCCGCAAGCTCGGTCTGGCGGCATTGAGTGGCGTGGCTGAAGACCTGACCATCATCGGCGCACCGGGCTTTACCGGCACCAAGGCCGTGGCGGGTGAGTTCGCCTCCTTTGGCAAGCGGATCAAGGCTCGTGTGGTACTCGACGGCAAGGATGTGGCTGTCGCCGATCAGGTGACGTACAGCGGGGAGTTGGGTGGCGCGGAGCTCGGTTTCGACCGCTGCCTGCTGGTGCACAACATGCCGTCCGTGTATTCCAAGGCCGCGAAGAAAAACGTGTTCCTCTCGCCCTCGAGCCTGGCCATCGCCGCCCTGGCCAAGGTCAAGCAATGGGAGAGCCCGGGCAACCAGGTGACTTACGCCGAAGACGTGTCGCGGGTGGTGGAATACAACATCCTCGACACCTCCACCGAGGGCGATCTGCTCAACCGCTACGGCATCAGCTACTACGCCCGCACCATCCTCGGGGGCTTCTCGCTGCTGGGTAACCGCTCGGTCACCGGCAAGTTCATCAGTTATGTGGGCCTCGAAGACGCGATCAGCCGCAAGCTGGTCAAAGCCGGCCAGAAGGCCATGGCCAAGAACCTGACCAAGTCGTTCATGGATCAGGAGGTCAAGCGCATCAACGACTGGCTGCAAACCCTGGTCGCCGACGAAACCATCCCCGGCGGCAGCGTTTACCTGCACCCGGAATTGAACAGCGTCGAGAAATACAAGAACGGCACCTGGTACGTGGTCATCGACTACGGCCGCTATGCGCCGAACGAACACATGGTTTATCAACTCAATGCCCGCGATGAAATCATCGAGCAGTTCCTGGAGGACGTTCTCTAATGTTTACCAACCGCGTAAGACAGGCCATCGCGGCCACCCTGCAAGGCCTGCCGTTGTCGGCGACCGTCGATGAGTTCACGCCGCCGAAGATCGAGTTCGATATGGAATCGATGAGCGGTGGACGCTTCATCGCCGAGGAAATGGCCAAAAGCGGCAAAGTGCTTGGCGCCAAGCTGATCCTGCAAGGCGCAGGCCCGGAAGTGATGCTCGCCCTGGGCGTAAAACTGGGCGATGACATTTTGCTCAACGTGCGTGAGGCCGGCCAGGACCAGGACGGCAATACCTGGTTCACCTACCACACCGTCGGCGGCAAGCTGAAGTCTCTGGAAGAGGCCAAGCTGAAAATGGGTGAAAAGCCTACCACCACGCTGGAACTGGCGTGCCGCACCTACAACCGCCTGGAAAACGGCATTCCGGTGATCGACATCGACGTACGCACCCAGAAGTTCGTGCTCAACGGCGTCGACATCCTCGGCGACGCCCGTCGCGCTGTGTTGCTGCCTTAACGCCGAAGTTAAGGCGAATATAAGAAAACTGTGGGAGCGGGCTTGCTCGCGAATGGGCATGACACTCATACCATTTCTGTCGATCGCCCCATCGCTTTCGCGGGCAAGCCCGCTCCCACAGGGAACTCAATGACCTCAAAAGGAATTGCGACATGCCCTGGACACCACCCAAACACGAACTGCTGTCGCCGATCACCGGGGACGACGGTTCAGAGATCAAGCAGATCCAGCTGAAACCCCTGTACTACGCCGCACAAAAAGAAGCCCTGGCCCGCGCCGGCGATGATGAAGACGATCAGTTCTTCGAGCTCGCGCTGTTGGCCACCGGCCTGTCGGTCAAGGAACTCGACCAGCTCAAACGCCCGGACTACGTCAGCATCGCCCACTACGCGCACGAAATGTCGACCCTTGCGACTTCGCATTTCCTTGAACAATCGAGCGAGGACAAGTCGGCCGATCCCGATGAAGTTACCTTGCTGCAACCGCTCACCACTGCGGGTCGTACTCTGACGGCATTGACCCTGGAAATGCCCGTCCTGCGCGCCACCAAAGCCATGAAGAAACTCAAGACCCCCAAGGAACGCGCCGAATTCATCACCGCCCACTGCACGGGACTGATGCTGCCCGATCTGGATCACCTGACCGTGCCGGACTGGACGCAACTGCAGGTGCGTATCGACGATTTTTTAAACCAACCGGCGGCCTACTTTCGGAACGCGACATCGAAGTGATCCTCGATGTGGTGCCGCTCATTTACCCGGTAAGTGAAGCGGACATTCTGGAGTGGGACGCTGAGAAGGCGCTGCGTCGCTATGACATAGCGCTTGCTCGTCTTGGTGTGAAAGAGGAGTAGGGGAGGATGGCAGATAGTAAGTATTCGACGATCGATGCGACGCTGAACAGTTTTGAGCTACCGATATTCAGTGCTGCATCAGAACCTTTCGGATCGACCGGTTTTATTGCAGCCATGGCACCGTTGGGCATAGCGTTGAACGCGCTCAGTCTGGACATGCGATTGTTGACGGCTGGGCAGGTCAAACTCGGTGAGGCATTGACGTCGCTGACGGCAGCGTTGGCCTTCCCTCGCTCGCAACTGCAGGTTTTTTCAAGTTCATCCGTGGCGAGCATGGAAGCGCCGCTTAGGCTTAGCTCCAATGTTGAGCCGCGCTCAACGTCTGACTCGCACCGCATATCGACGGTACACAAAGCGCAAAACCACCTGTGTACCTGCGATCTGACATCGCTGATGCACGCACCGATACTGCATCAAACAGTGCTTCCCATGGCATCTCCCGTCAGCGATAGAGACACCGGCAAAGCGATGGGTCTGTCGCAGAGCGCAGTGTTTGAAAAGAGTCTGCACGCGCAATCAACGTTCGAACGCAAAGATTCATCGACGCAGAACAATGAGGTCGCGAAAAGCCCGACAACTCCTGCAGATCCGATTGATGCAAGTCTCGGTCGGCTTCGCAGTGCGGTGATTCCAGATTTATCCGGGCTTTCCGCTCCGATCGATAGCTTGAGCGCGTTTGCTGAAGACAACCCCAAGAAGGCCGTTGGGCTCGCGGCTGTCGCTGTCGTGT